AGAGGCACAAGAGAAATTACTAAGATACCAAAAAGCATACAGACTTACTAAAATTGAGGTCGAACAAACAGAAAAGGCTTTAAATGATTACAAAAATGAATTAAAACTATACTATAAAAAAGGCGGTGTGTGATATGGATATAATAAATTCATTGAAAATTGGACAAAATATATCGGTACAAATCAATGACAACGGTATAAACTTAAAAAATGGGGGATATGTTGCAGATGAAAACGGAAACCGCTTTAAAATATTATCAGTAGCGATGATAAATAATCATAAACGATTAATTGATAGTAATGCAGAGTTATTGTTGGCGGGAGATGTTAATAATATCGGAAAAAAAATTATATACGATATGATTTAATGAAAAAGAGTGTGTAAGAAAAAATTAAATATAAATTAAATATTAAAAGCACGTCTTATGGCGTGCTTTTTTGATACACTGAAAGGCGGTGATAGTGTGAGAGTAGGCACAACATACACATAGAAGAAAGGAATGGTGATCCGATTATCTCCCTGTTAGACGTGGGGTTATACGTCTTATTTTTATACAATTTTTCAGAAAGGAATGATTTGAATGGCAGATACAGCAGAGCAAACAGAAAAACAAGAGCAAGAGAAGTCCACAGAGCAGAAGTCAACCGAACAAAAAGACGGCGACAATCAAAAGGCGATTGATGAAGCAATAGCTAAGGCAAAATCAGAGTGGGAAAAGGACCTTGAGCAAAAGCTAAAGGACGCTGAAGAAGAGGGCATGAGAAAAGCCAAGCTTACAGCCGACCAAAGAAAAAAAGAGGACGACGACAAGGAAAGGGAAGAATTTGAAAAGGCAAAGGCAGAGTTTGAACGTGAAAAAATCGTTGCATATGCCGAAACAGAACTTGCCAAAGTCGGACTGTCTGCCGAGATTGCAAAGTATATTGTGGCAGAGGATAAGGATAGCACAAAGGCGGTTATTGACAAGATAAAAGAAAGCTATGACAAAGATGTACAAGCAGGTGTTACCGAGCGTTTAAAGGGCAAAACACCGAATTTAAACGGTGGCAGTGGCGGTCACAACACAGGCAGTTTTATGGACATAATCAGAGAAAATCAAAGATAGGAGTGAAATAAATGGGTTATTTAAAAAATGAATTGACAGGCTTTGTGCCTGTCGAGCAAGCAACAGAAATCATCAAAATGGTGACAAGGGGTTCAAGTGTTTTAAGAATGGCGAAAGTCGAGGAAATGAAACACGAGAAGAAAAAGTTTAACGTACTTACAGACGGTCCGGGTGCTTACTGGGTCGGTGAGGGTGAAAGAATTAAGACAAGCGGTGCTACTTGGATTCACCCTGAAATCGAGGCTAAGAAGTTAGCCGTTATTATTCCGGTAACAAAGGAAAAGTTGGAAGATACGACTATCAGCGTATTTGAGGAACTAAAGCCGGAAATCGCAGAGGCATTTTACAGAGCGATTGACGCGGCGTGCATTTTCGGTACAAATTCACCGTTCAAGACAAATATTATGAACGCTATCGACAGTAAGCATATGGTTGTTACGGACAATGCAAATATTGATATTGCTATGTCTGACGCAATGTCGATGATTGAAGAAAACGGCTATGACCCATCGGGATTTATCGGTCGTATCGGTGTTAAGAATATGCTGAGAAAATTGCGTGACGCAAACGGCGCACCTGCATATGTCAACGGTACAACAGGCGGTGAGCTGTACGGTCAGCCTATCGAATTTGTGCGCAACGGTGCGTGGGACAACAAACGTGCCGATATTATCACAGGTAACTTTAAGTATGCCGTTGTCGGTATGCGTGCCGGTATCAACTATGAAATCTTGACGGAGGCTACACTTCAAGGCACTCTTGACAGTGACGGTAAACCGCTATCACTTGCCGAGCAAGATATGGTTGCAATCAAGGCTACTATGCGTTTAGGTTTCCTTGTGGTTAAGGACGACGCATTTGCCGCATTTAAGAACGGTGTTCCGACACTTGGCGAATTGACAGTTGAATCGGTTGCAGGAACAACAGGCAACACTGTTATTACAGTATCGCCAAAGCCTATCGGCGGTCACAAGTTGGTTTACAAGACTGTCGCAAGCACCGCTCCAAGTGTTGCGTATGACGACGATTTGTCGAAGTGGACAGAGTTTAACAACGGTGACGAAATCACTGCGACAAACGGTCACAAGATTACAGTTGCGGAAGTTACAGCAGACGGCAAAGCGAGAAAGTCGGGCAGTGCCGACGTTGTAAGCGGTGAATAATATGGAACAGTTGGGGACACTAAAAATGTTGTTGGGAATTAAGGACGACGAGCAAGACAACTTGTTGTCCTTTTTGATTGATGACACGGTTAATATGATTATGGCGTATTGTCATATTGATGTACTGCCTCGTCAGCTTGAAAGCCTTGTTCCGAAAATTGCGGCGGATATGTACAGGGCGAAAGGTTACGGGGACAGTAAAAGTCCCGAAGTAGTCAAGAGCATAAGTGAGGGCGAACGTTCCGTGACATATACCGAAACCGACAACGATAAGATTTTCAGCAACTATTATAAACGCCTTGACCCGTTCCGAAAACGAAAGGGGCGTGTTCCGAGTGACATCAGTATTCAGTGATTTTTACGATAAAACTGTTATAATCGCAGAATATGAAATTGATGACTATACAGGTAAAACCGAAAAGACTGTATTGTCCGAAATCAAAGCCGATGTACAACCGTACAGCGGTGGCAGAGCAAGAGAGCAATACGGTTTGGATATAGAATGTCAAATGCGTATGTTCTGCGATATGTCAGACGACGTAAAGGTCGGTAACAGGGTTGAATATGACGGCGACATATATGATATAACATATGTGCAGAAATGGGACAGCGGTTTGGTAGCAATGCTTGAGAGGAGTAGGCTGAAATGAATTTTTCAATCGAGGGGATAGATAACGTTGTTGATAAGCTGACACAGTATGCGTCGGGCGATAAAATACAGCGAGGTTTGGCAATGGCGGGTCGTAAGAACGCACGCAGTGGCAAACTGTCCTGTTGCAACAGGACGTTTAAAGGGCAGTATCGTAAGCCAAGTGGACGGTGACAGTGTTGCAATCGGTCCGACTGCCGATTACGGTATTTATGTCGAATTTGGCACAGGCTCAAAGGGAGACAAATCTGTTTCGCATACGTCAAAAAGACACTGGACGTATTACAGTGGCGGTCGATTTTACACAACGTCGGGGCAAGCACCTAAGCCGTTCCTCGTCCCTGCGCTGAAAAATAACATCAGCGAGATAATCGCTAAGTTTAAGGAGGTGTATAACTCGTGAAACGAGTTATAGCGAGCAAATACGAAGTATTTGTGTTAGCGTAGGGAGGGTGATACGGTGTTTGATATTGGCTTGGAATTGCGGGACATTTTAAAGCAGATAGACGGTGTAAGTGTATGTTTTGCTTATCCCGATAATTTTAATAAATTGCCTGCAATAGCATATTACACGCTAACGGACAAAGGCTCAATGTCATATGACAATACGGTCGTTACGAATGATACGACTGTTCAGATTGATATTTACGCCGATTATCCGCAAACGTGTTTTGAATTGTCTGAGAGGGTATATAAATTGTTGACTGATCATGAATATTATCACGAAATGACAATGGACGTACCCAATCCCGACGATAAAAGTATAAAACATAGGACAATGAGATTTACGAAAGTAGTAGAAAGGAATGATTGATTTATGGCAAATACAGCAAAAAGAAAACCACTACCTACAATAGGTGTGGACAAGTACACATTTTTCGCAGTTTTAACTGACACATCAGAGGGCGCAACATATGGTGATCCGTACAATTTAAGAGGTACAGTCGAAATTGCACCGACAGACGCAGGCGGCAGTGATGTTTTTGACGCCGATAACGGTGCGTATGAAACATCAAACTACATTGAAAAATTAGGTCACGACATCACAAATGCCGATATTCCACCGGAAGTTGATTCAATGTGGCGTGGACTGACACAAAAAGACGGTGTAGTAGAGGTCGGCAACGATACAAAAACCGTTTATTTCGGTGTTGCGTGGAGAATTATGAAATCCGACGGCTCATACCGTTATGTAAGATATTACAAGGGTTCGTACAGCTTTGCGTCAAACGTAGGCGGCAAAACAAAAGCGTCAAGCGGTGCGCCTGAAAAGCAAACCGCAAAGGCTACATACACAGCCGTACAACGTGATTTTGACAACAACTATTACGCATACTTTGACGAAAGCGATTTGCCGGAGGGCGTTACAAAGACAGAACTTGAGGAAAACTGGTTTAAGGATATGAACTACTATCCAGTGAAGAAAGCACTGTAAAATAAACGTAATTTGACATTATATGAGGTATAGTGTAGAATAAAAATAGGCTGAAAAGCCTTGATATATGGGGAGCGGTGGCGGCTCTGTTTCGGAAAGGAAATATTATGAGTGAAACCACAATACAACTTGTATTGATTTTGCTTATTGTATGGATATTAAAGAAATAACCGCCCTAACGCAATAGGACGGTTATTTGGGTAGAAAATATTTTCTACACTAAATATAAACTAATGTATTAGAAACGGCTGTTTACCGTTCCTCTTATATCTAAATTATAACACAATAAAAAATGTATGTCAAGCACGCATATAGCGTGCTTTTTGTATGCAATGAATTAGGAGGAATATTATGCAACACACATTAACATTTAAACACGATAATAAAAAATACGTTTCAAAGCCATTCGACTTTGAGGCAATGTGTATTATTAATGACGCACATAACGATGAAAATAAAAACGGACCGTTAAACATCTGCCGAGAGGCGGTGGACTATATGTTCGAGGGAACGGACGCAACGCAGGATATTATTGATGCCATTGATGTAGGCACACATTCAAGACTATGTATGGAATTATGGAAATTCTATATAGACGCGTTGACAACAAAAAACGAGTAAAGGGCAGTAATTCCTCAAAAAGCCAACCACTGCGTACTTTGTATGCAGATTGGTTTAGGCAAAGAGGGTTATTGCCGAATGTAATATCAAAGCAAAATCCGTTTGTTTTGTTTAAAATGATAGACGATTTGGAAGATGATACGGAAGAGGTCTATACAGGAAACGACCCGTATTTAAAAATGTTTTATGGAATGTAGTGAGGTGATTTGTAGTGGCTGACGCGGCGGAATTAGTAGTAAGAATAAGAGGTGATGCGTCCGACTTAGAGGCGACAATAAGCAGTGTTGAAAGCGAATTGTCAAAATTGGAGCAGACGCAAAGCAAAAATAATAATACGAGTACAAAAGGTCTTACGGCATATAAAAAGCAAATGCAGGACGCACAAACTACCTTGCAAACAAGCCGTACGGCATTGACGAATACAAAAAAAGCGTATGAGGATAACGTCAAGTCTGTAAATAAAAATGTTACGGCACTGAAAGCACAGAAAACGGAATTAGACAAACAAATTTCTTTGCGTTCAAATGAGAAAAGGTTGCTGACAGAGGCGAACAAAAGTCTTGACAAAAACAGTGTTTCGTATAAAGACAATCAAAAGGCATTGAATTGGGTAAATACCGAGATTGAGGCATACACAAAGCAAAGTCAAAGTATATCCGATTCTATTCGTACGCAAGAGGCGGCATTGTCGGGAAGTAAAAAGGCATATACCGACGCACAAGCAACCGTCAAAAAAGCAACAGAGCAATACGAGGAATATGAGAAAGGCTTAAAAGCCGCTGAACGTGCAGATGAGGCGCAGAACCTACAGAATACAGGTAAGCGGTGGAAAGAAGTCGGTGAGGGTATAGATACTGTAACTAAACCGTTACAGTATGC